CCCCCTCGCCGTACTGCTCATGCTCGAGCAGTACGGCGAGGGGGCGCTCATCGACGCGCTCCGCTGCATCCGGGAGGGGACCGCGCCCAACCATGCGGACTGGGCGGCGGCGCACTTCGACGAGGCGAGGCGCGAACTCCCGGCCGAAGAGGGCGAGATGCGTATGGGCGATCTCGTCGGCTCCATCGAATACCTTTGGAAGAAGTACCTTGAGGCTCCCGTCGCCTCCCCCGAAGACGTGGGGAAAGGAGGTGAATCGGACATGGCGACGAAGAAAGCTCCACCGGCGTTCCTCACGAAAGGCAAGGGCGCCAAGGGCGCCAAGGCGGCCTGCAAGGGCGGCAAGGCGAAGAAGGCTTGCGGCAAGGGCGGCAAGTGCAAGTAGTTTGCGACGTGCCCGGGGCGGCGGTGTCCCTCCGCTCCGGGCTTTACACCTAAAGGAGGAACGATGAAGAAGCTGTTTTTGATTGCGGTGCTGGCGGTGGTCTGCGGATGCACGAGCCACTTCGTCATCGACGTGTCGACCGGAGACCGGTACGGGTTCAAGACCTGGCCGTGGACGAGCGAGAGCGGCGAATGGTGCGCGGACCTCGAGGCGAGGGCGGCGTACTACGGATGGGGCGCCCGCACCCAGTACGGCACCAACGAGTGCCACCGCATCGAGATCATCATGTACGAGAACGGATGGAACGTCAAGCAGACGAACGTCCTGAAGCGCGCACGGTACTGGATCAAGGGAGAGAAGAAGTGACGTGGACTTTCAGCATCGACTACGAAACGCACGACGAAAGCGGAAACGTGCACTACGGGAGCACGGCAGTCGCCGCCGCGACGTGCAAAGACGCTCTCGACCTCTTCCTCGAGAAGAACCCGGGGGCCGAGGTGCGCGAGATGCGGAGGGTCAGGCATGACTGAGGACGAGCTCGTGCCGAAGCGGCCGCGGGGACGCCCCGTGCGCGGCATGGAGAACGGACTCGACCAGCTTCCGGGCGCGCGGGCCGACACGCCCCGCTGCCGGAAGTGCGACAAGTGGTCGGCGAAGCAGAGATGGTGCCCCCTGCGCGCCGCCCCGAACAGCGGAATGGGGCCCATGTGCAAGTACGGTCTCGTCCTCTACAGGGCGAAGAAGCAGAAGGAGAGAAGAGATGGACAGTGACGATTTCAGGTTCTGGGCGATCATCCTCGGCGCGATCGGCGTTGCGTTCGCCGCCGTCATCGGCAGCTCGTACGTCGTGTGCCACCACATCGAAAGGATGGCGGAGCTCGGCTACGAGGAGGAGCCGGTGCCAGGGTCGAGCCGCCTCATGTGGAGGCGGCGCACTCCGCCTCCGCCGAAGGTCGAGCCGAAGCCGGATCTCGCGCCGGTGCGGCCCGTCACGCCGGAGGACATCATAGAGTACGTCACGACCAACGTGCCGCTGGACCTGCGTGATCTCGTGTCGGTGACACAGGAGCAGCTCGACGCGTGGACGAACATCCAGCCGAAGAAGGTCGTGTGCCCCCCGGTGCAGACAGGAGCTCAACTGGTCGGAGCCGCTCCGCTGCTACGTCGGCGTGGTCACGAACCACACGTGGGAGGCGAAGTGATGTGCGGCGCGGTCGAGACCAATGCCTGCCCCTACGCCAAGGGGTTCATCCCGCAGGAGCTCGAGTGCACGCTCGTCTCGGACCACGACCGGGCGGTCGGCGTCCCGTGGTACAAGCGGCTGTGGCGCTCGCTGCGGGGAGACTACGACTGCTTCCGCGAGGGGCTGCTTCCGTGCGGAAGGTTCGGGGATCTGACGGAAAAGGAACTTTAGCGATTTCAGGCTTTCGCCTGGAAGCGGGGCGACCCGCAAACAGATAACAAGGAAACAGAGAATAGACATGGCAAGGGACACGCATGGAGAGAACGGCGAGGGCTGGTACGGGTTCGACCTGGACGGCACGCTCGCGAAGTACGACGGCTGGAAGGGCATCGACCACATCGGCGAGCCCATCGCGCCGATCGTGAACCTGATGAAGCAGATGGTCGGGAAGGGCCTCAAGGTGAAGATCCTCACCGCCCGCGTCTCGCCGCGCACGAAGCCGGAGGACCGGCCCAACCCGTACCTCGAGAACCACTGGTGCATCTCGAGCCCGACGGACATGCCGTGGGCGACGGCGAAGCGGTGGACGGCGAAGGAGTTCATACAGGAGTGGTGCTGGCGCAACCTCGGGTTCGTCCCGGAGATCACGCACCAGAAGGACCACCTGATGCTCAACCTGTTCGACGACCGCGTGACGCAGGTCGAGCCGAACACGGGGCGCATCCTCGGCCGGCTGCCGACGGAGCTCGACATCTTCGCCGTCAGGCGCGGGCGCTATCTCGAGAAGAAGTGCGAGCGCTGCGGCAAGGTCGAGACGATGTACTCGAGCGCAAGGTACTGCTCGGCGTGCCGGGCGGAGCGGACGAAGGAGGCGAACCGCGACTCCTACGTGCGCAAGGCGATGCGCGGATAGGCTTGAAGGAGGGAGACATGACTACGAAGAAGGTATGGATGTGGGCGGTCGCGCTGTGGCTCATGGCGCAGATCGCGTTCATGTCGGTGAAGCTGTGGGTGCTGGCGGGGATGTCCGTCGGCATCGCACTCATCCCGACGTGGTGCATGGCGGCGTTCGCCGTCCTGTACGGGCTGTGGTGCCTCATCACGGCCGACCTCGATTTCACTTTCGGCGACGACCTGGAGGACACGCGATGCGGATGCAGGAGCTGATAACGGAGTTCCGGGACGAGATCCCGAAACTCGCCAAGTCCCACCAGGAGACCGATGAGCTCTACCGGAAGGTGTGGGGGCTCTGGGACGACTACGCGCGCTGCGAGTCGGAGGAGGGGCAGAAGCTCCTCATCGACGCGGCCCGCGAGGCGATGAACCGGTTCTCGACCGCGTTCGCCGGCATGAGCGTGTCGATCGAGGCGCTCGAGAGGCTGAACGCCGGGTACACCCGGAAGCTCGGACCGAGGAACGCAGGTCCGAAGGAGGACCCGAGACAGATGAAGCTCGAGCTTGAACCGTCGCCGGCGGCACGGGCCGACGGCGCCAACGCCGCGTTTGCGGCAGGGAGGCACGGATGAGCGCGAAGAAGGCAACCCCCGAGCGCCGCGCCGAGGCCGCCCCGAAGGACGACAGCGTCAACCATCCGCACCACTACACGCGTGGCGGCGTCGAGTGCATCGACGCCCTCGACGCGGCGGTGACGGGGTGCCCGCCCGACGAGGCGATCTGCGTCGCGAACGTGATCAAGTACGTCTGGCGGTACACCGACAAGACCCCGGTCGAGTCGCTGAAGAAGGCGAGGTGGTACCTTGACCGCCTCATCGGCAAGGTCGAGAGGAGGACGCAGCAATGAAGCTGTGGATCTGCATCGGCGTGTACGTCGTCGTCATGGCCGTGATGCCGTTCGTCCTGTCGCTCATCGACGGACAGCCGTGGGTGACCCGCCGCCAGTCGGCGGGTGACGATCTCGGCATGTTCATCACCCTGCTCCTGTGGCCGATCTTCATCGTCCTGACGTTGATCCGCTGGTGGGCCTGCTTCATGAGCGAGGCCGGCGAGAGGACGTACAAGGGAATCGAGAAGGGGCTCGACGCCCTGAAGGAAGACCTCGGTGTCTGAAGCCGACGACATCATGCTGAAGCGCAGGCCGAAGAGGAACCTGCTGTGGCCCGAGCATGACGAGGTTCCCGAGGGGGCCTTGGAGTCCGAGGGCGTCAAGGTCCCTCCCATCCTCCCGTACGTGAAGGTCGGGAAGGAGATCTACGGACGGCACACCGCCGTCGAGGTCGGGGTGACCGGAGAGTTCTAACGAAAGGAAAACTGCAATGAGTAGCAAGAAGGACATAGGCGTGTTCGGGGATCCATCATACCTCGTGCGCAAGTTCGATGACGTGGACAAGGCGGTGACGTCGAAGAAGTCCGCGATGTCGAAGCTGATAACGTCGACGGTAAAGGGGCTGTCGACCAAGAAGGACAACATGTACGTGTACCGCGTCATGAAGACGACGGGCGTGTTCGACGGGAAGCCGCGGGTCGGCTACGTCGCACACGTCGCGATGGGCCTCAACGGCCCCGGCAGGCAGGAGGACTACCTCGCCGCCCTGCGCCGGCTCGTCACGTGCAGGACATTGAGGATGCGCATCTTCGACGTGTGGGTCGACGCCATCGACGATCTCGTCGACGTGCTCGTCAGCTGCACGGACGAGGCGGAGATGCTCAAGAAGGGGAGGGACGCATGAGCTACGACCCCGACGAGGAGCTTCGCCGCTGCAGGGCGCCCGCAGGGAACGACGGGGGCGAGACCTTCCGCGCGTACTGCGGCCTGTCCCCGTGGCGTCCGTTCGACCAGAGGCGTGGAGCGTACCGCCGCGGAAGCGGCGTCACGGCGTCCGACGTGTACCGCGCGATCGTCGCGCATGGAGGGCCGAAGTGATGGTCAACATCGAAGAGATCAAGGCGCGGCTGCGCGAACTGTACGGCCTGTCATGGTTCACGGACGACCAGCTCTACAAGCTCGCCGGGTACCTCGTGTGCGCCGGCGTGAGCCAGCCGCTTCTCCTGAACTACAGCGGGGACATGATGTGCTACCTGAACGCCCCGGCGTCGGCAGGCCACCATCTCGCCGTGAGGGGCGGACTCGCCACCCATTCGATAAACGTGACCGACCGGCTTCTCCGGCTGACGGAGAGCCTGAAGATCAAGTGGTCGAACTCGGGATCGCCCTACACCATCGGCATGTGCCACGACCTGTGCAAGATGCGGGCGTACGACTTCAAGGCCGGCGACAAGGAGATCACGAAGCTCAAGCCCGTGTTCCCGGGGCACGGCACGCTCTCGGCGATGCTCGCGCCCGAGTTCCTCGGACATCCGATCTCGTATGTCGAGCAGGTGTGCATCGTGTACCACATGGGTGCATGGGATGCGGGCCGCGACTACGAGATCGGCCACCTCGACGCCGCCGTCTCCGAGTTCCCGCTCGAGGTCATCGCGACGCACACGGCGGACATGCTGGCGTCGCAGTGCGACGAAACGGGGATGTGACATGGCGAAGTACTGTGTAGAGTACGGGGCGCTTCAGGCCAACGCCAGGCGTCTCATCGAGGTCGAAGGCTCCGGCTGCGACGCCGTGAAGGTCTCCGACAGCTTCGCGAAGCGCATCGCCTACGCGCTCAACCGGTGCGAGCCGGACGCGCGCCGGTTCGTCCCTTCGCTGGAGGACATCGACAAGCTCGACAAGCTGGCCGACAGCATGATCAACTCCAGCCAGTACGGCGGAGGCATCCTGAAACGGATCGTCGCCGACTACTACCGGCTCCGCAAGGAGACCGACGAGTACATGGCCGCCGAGCGCGACGTGAACGGGGACGTCATCCCCGGCGGGGAGACGTGACATGCAGCAGGCGCTCAAGTTCTGGCACTTCGACACGGACGTGTACGGGCTCCACATAGGGCTCATACTCGGCCCGCTCGAGAAGTGCACGGAGAAGTGGCTGACGCAGCAGATGCGGAAGGCCTGGCCCAAGGACCTCCCGGACGAGGGCCAGGTCGAGCTCGGCGCGAACGACGAGTGGTCCTACGCCGACCACATCGTCATCACGGCGAGCAACAACGCGAACTTCCGCTTCGTCCGCATCCCGCAGTTCTTCCCCCGCGGCAAGAGCTCGGCGCACGACCACGCGGTGCTCGCGCACGAGACGCACCACCTCGTGGCGACGGCGCTCAGGTACCTGGGCGTCGAGAACGGAGAGCACGAGGAGGCAGCCGCCTACCTCGAGGAGTACGTCTACGAGAGGTTCCTTACGTTCCTCTACAGGTGGCACGGGCTCTTGTGACAGCCGTGCCGGTTTATGGTATAATACGCAACCGAAAGGAGTCATGGCCATGATGACTATAGACATAAGCGAACTGAAGGAAGCGAAGCCCGGTTCTGCGTGGAAGCATCCGCGCATGGGCGGGTACTTCTGCGTGCTGGCGCGCAGCGAGGAGACGGGTGTCACCCTCTTCGCGTTCCAGCCCCGCAAGGGAAACGCCTACACGTTCACCATCGAGGCGGACGGGGAGGTCAAGGGTTGGGGGCTCCAGGAGTTCACCGCCCGTCAGCTGTTCGAGAACCCCTCCGACGCCGTCCTCGGCTCGGACCAGCTCGCCCTTACGGGGCAGCTTCTCGGACTGTTCCTCTCGACAGAGGGGTGGCTCCGCGGGACGGTGCTCGACTTCGACGCCTCGCGCACCGGCGAGTCCGAGTGGTAGGGCTTCGGATGCAGTCCGCAACCAAGGGCCGTCCCGGTTTCCGGGGCGGCCCTACTCTTGCGGAAGGTCCGCGTCCGCGATCCCGAACCGCTCACGGAAGGCCGCGACGTCGTTCGTCGTCACGTTCCCCCGGACCATCAGCTCGAGGAGCTTCAGCGCCATCGCGTTCACCGTGGAGTGCCGGTAGATCTGCGCGTCCGCCCCGACGGGTATCGTCGACGTCGGCGTGTGGCTCTTGTAGAGGATGATCTGATGCCGGTAGTCGGTGTCGTCCTCCTCGCATCCGGCGGAGAACGTCGTCACCTTCTTCTCGTCGTCCTCGGTGAACGTCATCGTCGGCACCCTGTGCGCCAGCGCGTACCGGTACGCCTCCTCCGCCGACACGCCGTCCGTCACGACCCTGCCGTTCCGCACCACCGTCGTCCCCATGAACTTGAGGGTGTTCGCCTCTTCGTTCACGCCGGTGCCGAGCTGCACGGCGTTCGTGGCCTTCGCCTTCGCGGAGCGCCCCAGCGCCATCGCGGACTGCGCGGTCGCCTTGGCGTCGTAGCCGGCGGCGATCGACGTCTGCCCGCTCGCGACCGTGGCGTTCCCCGTCTCGATGTCCTCGCCCGGATGCTGCGCGCCGCTCCCGATGGCGATGGCGTTGTTGGCTATCGCCTGCGCGAACCAGCCGACGGCGATGCCCTGGCTCTTGGATGCGTTGGAACGGTCGGTCGCGTCGGCCTCGGCGCCTATCGCCACGGACACCGAGCGCGCCACGGTTCCCGTCGGCAGCGACGAGGGGTCGACGGCGGCCTTGGCGTTCTTCCCGATCTCGATGGCGACGTTCTGGTCGAGCCCGTCCTCCGTGAAGAACGAGATGCCGGGCGGCACCTCGATGGACTGGCCGACGCCCGCGAGCGCCATGACGGTCTCCATGAGCTCCGCGTTGTTCGTCGAGAAGTCGACGGAGGTGACGACGGGCGTCGACTCCCGGAGAACCTT